ACCGGGTATAATAGTCCACCTGCGCCTCATAGCTGGTAAGCTGCTCCTCATTGTTGGTGGATACACGGGCATAGGCTGCCACCCGTAGCTTGCGGGCCTCGTTGCTCAGTACATTGATGGGAAGCCGGTCTTTCTTTGCAGGGATAACCGTTACCCGCGCCGCTGTTACTGCTGGCATTTAGCAAGCCTCCTTTCTGCGGCCTGCCGGAGCGCCAATTCACGCGCCCGCTGGCGGTTCTCCGGGTTCCAGCTATGGCGGCGGGAAGGGTTATCCCAAGTCTTTGTTACGGTATGCCCGTCATAGAAAACAAAGACCAGCACGCCGTTCTCCGGCACCTGAATTTCTTCCACCTTGACTGCGAAGGCCGCCTCGTCAAATTCCGGCAGGCCCATGGCCTCGGCGCTCACCCGTTTCAAAATTTCCTCCGGGATCTGCTTGGCATCGCAGTGCGCCTTGCCTTTCTGGTTGAAGGTGCGGCATAGCCAGCCCCGCTTTTCATAGGGGGTGTTGCCATTGAGAACCTTCCGGGTAAAAGATTTTCCGCATTTACCGCAATGTATCTTCCCGCTGAATGGAAAGCGGTTCCGCTCGTAACTCCCGGAGCGCGGTTTATAGGCAGCAGCCCGGCGAGCGCGTTCCGCCAGAACCTTCTCATAAGTTTCCCGGTCAAGAATCCCTTCATGGCTGCCCTCTACAAAATACTGTGGCTTTTCGCCGTTGTTTTTGCGAACCTCTTTTGTGATGGGGTCTACCACAAAAGTCTTTTGCAGCAGCATATCCCCAACAATTTTCTCGTTGCAAATCAGGTCAACGATGGAGTTCCCTCCCATGTTGGCACCATGCCTGCCTTTGATATTCACGGCGGCAAAGGCATCTTCCAGCTTACACCGCCCGTAACCTTCCAGATAGAGGTCGGCAGCCAGCCGTATGATCTCGGCCTCCTCCGGTACGACTTCCAACCGCCCGTTGACCTGCCTGTAACCATACATGGTGATGCTCCAAGGCAGGCCCTGCTCATAGTTGGATTTGATACGCCACTTCTGGTTTTCAGATACCGAGCGGGCCTCCTCCTCTGCATAAGCAGCGAGGAGGGTAAGCAGAAGCTCGCCATCCTCGCCCATGGTGTGGATATTCTGTTCTTCAAAGAAAACGTCCACCCCCATGAGCCGAAGCTCCCGGATGGTTTTCAGCGTCGTTACCGTATTGCGGGCAAAACGGGAAACCGACTTTGTAATTATCATGTCGATTTTTCCGGCCCTGCAATCGGCCAGAAGCCGCTGAAATTCGCCACGGCTGTCTTTCGTGCCGGTCAGCGCCTCGTCGGCATACACACCTGCGTACTGCCAGCCGGGCGTTTTCTGGATCATGCCGCTGTACTGGCTGATCTGCGCGGAGAGGGAAT